GATGCTACACTGTACAACTATTCAACACTTAAAGGGCACATTGATTATTTACAGGTAGACTGTGAGCCACCAAAAACAACATTTGAGATCTTAAAGATGATTCCATTTGAGCAATGTACATTTGGTGTAATTACATTTGAACATGATTACTATGCAGATGTAACAAAATCATACAGAGCTTTATCAAGAAACTATTTACTATCTAAAGGGTATGTTCTTGTTGCAAGTAATATTGCTCCAGATGAAACCAGTGCTTATGAAGACTGGTGGGTGCATCCTAAACATGTTGATTCAGAAATCATTAAGATTATGCTGAATGCAGATGACTCAACTAAAAATGCAGAGAGATACATGCTAGGAATGTTATAATTTTTTTGTATATTATATGTATGAAGCACATACATATGCCACGTATTAATTTTTCAACCATATTACAGGTATGTCTTGTTGTGATGTGCCTGTTCTTACTTTTAAGAAAACCTACACAGGTATATCCAGTTAGTAATCAAAAAGTAATTGAAAAAAGAATTGAAGGTAAAGAGACTATAATTAAAGAGCAGGGAAAGGTAATTGATAACAGTGAACAGTTTATTGAAGAACTCAATGCTGGTTTATTAGATTTACATTCTCAGTTAGATAAGGTAAAAAATTCTAAAGATACCTTTAACATTGTCCAGATTCAGGACACAATGATTCATGTACTATACCGTAGAGATAAAGAAAAGGATGTTATTATAGCAGCCCAGGATACTATTATCCAAGCGCAGAGATACATTATCAATGCTAAGGATACTATTATAGCAACCAAAGACTTTGATCTAAAGAGAATAAAAAGACAGAGAAACATTTCTATTCTATTGAATGGATTATTAACAACAGGATTAATTATAAAATAATGGAAATAGCACAGTTAGTTCAATGGGGACTTATTGCAGTAACAGGAGTACTTGGTTACTTTTTAAGAATGATCCATACGGATGTTAGAAATAACACAGAAAGCCTAGGCAAACTTAAAGGTAAAATTGAATTGGTAGAACAAGAATCAAGACTTAAGTATCAAGCAATTCAAGAACAAACTCAGTTAGAAATTAAGAACCTAGCAAGAACTGTAGGTGAACTATCTGATGCAGTTAAACAATTAATATTACAAAGATAATGGATACAACAGCAGTAGAAACCACAGCACCAGATTTTGGTGTATTTGGACAGCTAGCAGACTACGGTCCGCTAGGTTTAGCAGTATTAGCTCTTGGATATGTTGCTTGGTTATTTATCAAGAGATATCTTGATGATAATAAGAAGATGAAAGAGGAGCTTGAAGAAAAGAAAGTAGTAAAGAGAAAAACTAAGAAGTAATGTCATTCGGTCCCTTTGAAGTATTAACACAGTACGGAGTATTAGGCTTTGCTGTCTTAGCACTGGGTTATTTATGCTGGATGTTTTTAAACAAACTACTCAAAAGTGAGGAAGAATTAAAAGCAAGAGTAGAGGAGCTAGAAGGTGATTACAGAGATGATCTAGAAAAGAAACTAGAAGAAAGCACTGAGAGCTCAAAAAGTCTAAAAGAAACTGTGTTGATGCTATTTGGTAAAGTTAAAAAATGAAAAAGAAACTTCTTATAGTTGGAGCATTGTTTATCACAATTGTGGTAATACAAATATTTTCTAGCGGTACAGAACACGTTGTTGTTGTAGAAGATAATATACAACTTACCGGAGAAAATAAACAACTTACTACAGCAAATAAGAAACTTACCAATAGTGTTAATCAACTAAAAGCTGAGAACCAAGAATTAGTAACAGATAAAGCTAATCTTGAGAATATGGTAGCAGAAGTCATAGGAGACTTAGATAGTACAAAGTCTATAGTAAAAGACATCAAAAAAGAATTAGCACATGAAAAGGATGTTAATGTTAAGCAGTCTACTGGTGACCAGTTTGATTTTCAGCCAATCAAACTACCCCTTGAAGACGGTAATCAAAGGTGATAGTGTAGTAATCTTGACTGTTAAACAGGCAGATGACATTAATAATATTTTTGAATCTCAGAAAGCTAAAATAGCAGCACTTAAGTTAGACATTGCAACTAGAGACAGCTTACTTGCAATTAAAGAAATAGAACTAATAGAGAAAATACAGGTCATAGATAACTTTGTTTTTGATACAGTAATTGCAAAGAGATTAGATATAATAGAACATTGGTTACTAGATGCAGGTATTAACTCTACCTGGATTTATTACTCATGGAAAGATACAATACTTTATGCTGTAGATTTAAGTCAGTATAAAGTAAGAAAGGATGATTACACCGGAGATCTAATATTTTTTAGATGTGAAGATGTAATTATTCCTTATGAAGATCAGGATGAACCACCAAAGGGGTGGGAAACTGATATAGTTAAACCAAGGAGACCTAAGGTAACTAAGGTTCCTTTAAAAATGTAATTATGAAAAAATTATTTAGAGAATTAATCAGTGATGATAACCAAATTAATGAACAAGCATTTGTAGGGGTAATATCATTCTTTGCAATGGTGTTTGTACTATTTGTAGATGTAATTACAGGTATTATAGGTAATGAGCTTGTTATAAAAGAATTTATCTTTGATGGGTTTATGTTACTTACTCTAGGTGCATTTGGTATTACAACTGCCGGACGCATCATGAGTTTAAAAAACAAAGTAAAGAAAGAAGAGACTTCAGAAGAAGTAGTAGATTAACCATATAAAACAAACACAATGCAATTAAGTAAAAATTTAGCACTTGCAGAAGTAACAAGAAGTGAGACTGCAAAAAGAAGAGGAATTAGCAACATGCCTACACCAGAGCATATTGAGAACTTCAAAAAATTGGCTGAGAACATCTTTCAACCAATCCGTGACCATTTTGGTGCACCTATTCATTTAAGTTCAGGATACCGCTCTGCTGCATTAAATAAGGCAGTAGGAGGAAGTTCTAGTTCACAACATTGTAAAGGTGAAGCTATTGATATTGATATGGATGGTACAGCAATTACCAATAAACAAATCTTTGACTTTATTAAAGCTAACTTAAACTTTGACCAACTTATCTGGGAATTTGGTACAGATGCCAATCCTGATTGGGTGCATGTATCTTACAACTCTGATGGTGCACAACGTAAGCAGATTCTTAAAGCAGTTAAAGCAGGTGGTGCTACTAAATATCTTCCACTTAAATAATAAGGTATGAAGTTCAGAAACGGCTGGGATAGTTATACAAAGCAGTGGGATAAGTTTGCAATTAAGCTAAGAGTATCTTTTATTGATGTACTCTCTGTTGAAATTGATATTTCTAGAAGCTTTTACTTACTTACTATCTTAAACTTTACTATTAAAAATAGGTAATCATGATACATAGTAAAAATCAAATAATCAGATCAATGAAAAGCTACCAAGAAGGTGGTGCTTCAGATGACTCTTGTATGGAAGAATACATTGGTGCTGATGGTAAAAGAAGAAAGAGAAGAAAACAGAAATGCAATGCTGGTAAAACAAAAAGAGTTAAAAGTAGTGGATCAAGCACAACAGGACGTGATGTAATATTAGGTCTTGCTGCTGGAGCTGCTGCTGGATTGGGCTTAAAGAAAATGTTAAACCAACAAAAGAAAGGTGGAGCTGTAAAAAGAACTGCTAAGAAAAAATAATACACTTAAACTACTATAGTCCAGGTACTTTCTGTGCCTGGATTTTTTATTTAAACAATATACATTTAAACTTATTTTGTATATTTGTTCTAAACCAAAAATTAATTATTATGGAAAACCAACAAGAAAGAGAGTTTACAGCTGAAGAGTTGGCTGCTCAAAAAGAACAAATGCTTCAATTCTATACTGATTCTTTACCTTACTTAGAAGCACAACTTAAGTATGAAGAAGTTCTTATGAAGATTGATGAAGTAAGATATAAGAGAACACACATTCAGATGCAGTATGCTATGATGGCTCAATCTCAACAAGAACAAGAACTAGGACCAGAAGATGAGTTGGAAGAAGAAAGAGGTTCTGATAATGATATTGATAAAGAACCTTCTATGCCTGAGCAGGGTAAAAGAAAGCTCAGAAAAGGATAGTCATGGCTATAGTTAATCAAGTACAGAAAAGAGTAAAAATGCCTAAATGGGATCTGGTCAAGTATCAGATCCTAACGCATTGTTACATTAATAAACTTTCTCTAAGTGAATCTGACTTGAATTGTTTAACACTATTAAGCTTTAACCAACCGGTTGAACTAACAGACTTCTGTTATGATGCTTCTTCAGAAGAAGGTTGGATCTTTAAATCACCACAGACTGTAAGGAATTCTATAAACAAAGCAGAGAAGATAGGACTTGTAATAAGAAGTGATGATAATAAAAAGTCTATAATATTAAATCCAAATATGATGGTACAAACAGAAGGTACCGTTTTGTTAGACTTTAAGTTTTTAGGTACAGATTCTCAAGCAGTTGAATAGATGAATCCTAAAAAATCTAGTACTCTATACAAGGAAGTTTCAGAAGAACTAAATGTTTTAGAAAGCCTTGTTGGTGATATGGTAGAGTTTTACTATAAAGATCTTAGAAGTCAGTTAAGTAGTCTTAAGCATCCAAGAATAAATGTAGAAGGTTTAGGTCAGTTTGTTATAAAACAAAAACTGGCAGAAGTTTATATATCAAAATTAACTAAGATGCTTCCTACTCATGATGTATCAACCTTTAGAGCATACCATAATAAAAAAGCTATGGAAGAAAAGCTTCAGTTATTAAATGATGTGTCTGTAAAGATTGAACAGGAAAAGAAGAGAAAAGAAGAATTTACTAAAAATAAAAATAATGAAAGCAGCACTCAGAGCAATTTGGGAGAACAAGACTAAGATCATTGAAGGCATTAAGAACTCAGTTATTAGAGATGAGTTTGTAGAAGATGTTGCCCGCATGAGATATGATGTCTGTGATGAATGCCCAAGTAAAGGAAAGAAATGTGCAGTAAAAGGTACAGCTCCATGTTGTAATGAATGTGGATGCTCATTAACTTTTAAAACAAGATCTCTTTCTTCAGAATGCCCTCTTGGTAAGTGGCAAGCAATTGCTACAGAAGAGGAAGAAGATAAACTAGACCAATTATGAGCATAGTATTTAACGCAGATGATCACAGTTATGTTAGTGTAGATCCAAATGATCAGATCAAATGGACTAGTGTAACAACATTAATCTCAAGTTTAAAGAAACCTTTTGATGCAAAAAAAGTAGCAGAAAGAGTAACTAAAAGCAAGAGATCAAAATGGTATGGTGTAGAACCCAAGCTTATTGTGCAGATATGGGATAATGAAGCTACCAGAGCTACTACACTTGGTACATTCTATCATAACCAAAGAGAATCTGACTTATGTTCATTTGCTTCTATAGAAAGAGAAGGGGTAACAGTACCAGTATTTAAACCCTATGAAGGAGAGAATGGTTTAAAAATAGCACCCCTACAAAAATTAGAACCAGGCATATATCCTGAACATATGGTCTATCTCAAGTCAGCAGGCTTGTGTGGCCAATCAGATTTAGTTGAAGTAGTCAATGGTAGAGTTAATATTATTGACTACAAAACTAATAAGGAAATCAAAACAGAATCTTTCAAGAACTGGGAAGGTATGTCAGAGAAAATGCTTGATCCAGTGCAGCATTTAGATGATTGCAACTTTAACCACTATGCTTTACAGTTGAGTGTTTATATGTATATTATATTAAAGCACAACCCTAAATTACAAGCTGGAAAGATATTTATACATCATATTACATTTGAAGTAGATGGTGAAGATAAATATGGTTATCCAATATCTAAACTAGATGCAAATGGTGAACCTATTGTTAAAGAAGTTATTCAGATGCCGGTACCTTATTTATATGATGAAGTCATTTCAATAATTAACTTTATGAAAGAGTTCCCACACTTAATTAAAAAGAAATGATTGTAAGACTATTTGATGTTCAGAATGGTAAAGTAATTCCTACAGAACATTGTTATACACTTAAAGCACTTAAAGATGTCATGGATAACTATCCAGATGATTATCTTAAAGTGTATCTATATCTCTTCTATATGACATGTCCTAACCCGGATATGAATCCTTTTTTTCATACTCCAGAAGTAGATAAAGAACATATTATATTAAAAGAGATAGAAGCAGAATTCTCTACAGAGGATGATGATATACATACAGCTCTCTTATTCTGCCAGAGAATGTATGAGACTCCTACATCTAGAGCATACAAAGGTATGGCATCTATGTTAGATAGATTAGCTAGATATATGGAAACTACCCAGATTACTGCAGGTAGAGATGGAAATATTAATTCATTAGTAGCTGCAGCCAAAAACTTTGATCAGATTAGAGCATCATTTAAAGGAGTCTATAAAGATCTTCAGGATGAACAATCTAGTAAAGTAAGAGGTGGAATCGGAATGGCATATGACCAATAACT